ATTATCAAGAATATCACTACAACGGTAGTTATCAATCATTGATGAAGATTGAAGTGACTGATAATATCAAAACTGCTGCAACATCGTCATCTCAGCAGGGTGGGACAAACTGGTATGAAAATAATAACTATGTCGATCTTCCTCCTGGTGTTTTAGGTATTAATCATGTATATACAAACATTGGTGCATCCAGTGTTGTCCCTGGTAATATCTTTAATATCAAATATCAAATCTTTTTGAATGACATCTATGCAATGACCCACGGTCAAATCTTGCATTACTTTATGACATCGCAATATCTTGAGACCTTAGATTGGGTTACTAATTCTCAGGCAAATCGTAGAGTAAAATTCAATGAGCATCAGGGTAGACTCTATCTTGATTTTGATTGGGATACTTTACAAGCAGGCGATTATATTTTGGTTGATTTGACAATGCGTCAAGATCCCGATACTTATACAGGCATGTATAACGATGCTTGGTTGAAGGATTATGTTGAGGCACTTTTCCAACAGCAATGGGGTCGTAACCTAAGCAAGTATGATGGCATTCAAATGCTAGGTGGCGTTACTCTCAATGGTCGCCAAATCCTAGAAGATGCAAGTCAATTTAAGAAAGATCTAGAAGCGGATGTCCGCAACACATACGAACTTCCACCTATGGACCTTGTAGGCTGATATGACTTATTCAAACGATCCACCAAACAATTGTATTCAATCCGATTACACAAGTAGTTGTAGATTGAATCTCAATGGGTCTGCCCAAGAGCAGACTTTCATGGAAAATCTAGTTGTAGAAAGTATCGAATTGTATGGGCAGAATATCTATTATTTGCCTAGGACATATGTCAACAGAGATACAATTTTAAATGAAGTTGAGACAAGTGAATTTAATCAAGCACTTTCAGTTAGAGCATATGTCAATAATGTAGAAGGATGGGAAGGGCAAGGAGATTTGCTTTCCAAGTTTGGTGTAAGAATTGAAGATAAGACAACCTTTATCTTTTCTCGCAAAAAGTTTGAAGAGAAGGTGGATGATAATGCTACATTGAATGTAGAAGGTCGCCCAAATGAAGGCGATCTTATTTGGTTTCCTGCTGCAAAGCACTTGTTTGAAATCAAGTTTGTAGAGCATGAAAGACCATTCTATCAATTAGGTAAAGGATATGTCTGGGAATGTCAATGCGAACTCTTCGAGTATAGTGACGAGGACATCGACACTGGTGTCGCTGAGATCGATGCCGTTGAATTGGCATTCGCTGCAGCTATTAAGTTGGTTATGGATGCGGGCGGTACTGGAGACTTTACTGTGGGTGAGGAGATTGTGGGCGATCTCTATCGCGCCTTCGCGACTGCAACGATTGCTTCGGGGGCAGTAGACGCAATTACAGTTACAGATGGTGGTGAGCACTATAAGTCTGCACTGCCACCTACAGTTACTATTACAGGAGGAGGGGGAAGTGGTGCTACAGCGACTGCTACAGTTTCTGCTGCTGGGATTGTTACTGGTATTACTATCACAAGTGGTGGGAGTGGTTACACTTCTGCACCTAATGTCGCGATTGACTACTCACCCAAAGACTCTAGAGCAGAAGTCAAGTCTTGGAATTCCAGCACAAGAGAGCTCCAGGTTGTCAACCGCACAGGAACATTCAATACTGCAGAAACCGTGAAGGGTCTAACCTCTGGTGCTCTCTGGAGTCCTGAGTCTTATAACACTCTAAATAATACAAATACTGCCGATACAATCGATCAGAATTACTCCTTTGAGACTGCTGATGACGATATTATCGACTTCACCGAGGGCAATCCTTTCGGTAGCATTGGGTCCACTACTGATACTACAATCTGATGTTAGGCACATATTCATATCACGAGATTTTTAGAAAGACTGTTGTTGCTTTTGGCACACTCTTCAATAACATTGAAATCCATAAGGATGATCAGGTTATGAAAGTGCCTCTGGCATATGGTCCCAAGCAAAAATTCTTGGCACGTTTAGATGCCATGGATGGATCTACTAGTCAGACTAGGACTCAGATTACCCTACCGAGAATCTCCTTTGAAATTAATGGAATCACATATGATTCCACTCGAAAGGTATCGCCAACTCAAAAAATCAAAGTTGCAAAGGATACTGACGAAAATAAAAACGTCTACATGCCTGTGCCATATAACCTCTCCTTTGAGTTATCAATCATTTCTAAAACTCAGGAAGATGGTCTTGAAATTCTTGAGCAAATTCTACCCTTCTTTCAACCACACTATAATCTTCCAATCAAACTATTGGATGCAATGAGTGAAACTAAGGATGTGCCGATTGTTTTAAATAGTGTTGATTATGAAGATACTTACGAGGGAGACTTTGCTTCTCGTAGGGCGATTATCTATACACTTCAGTTTACTGCTAAGACATATCTATACGGTCCTGTTACCGACGCAAAGGTTATCAAAAAGACGATCACCGATTTTTACTCCGATACCAACACTTCAACAGCACCAAGAAACGTCAGATATACATCTACACCTGATCCAATTACAGCAGATGCTGATGACGATTTCGGATTCAATACACTCAAAGCAGAGTTTGAAGATAACAAGAAACGTAATCCTGTAAGCGGACAAGACGAGGCAATTTGATATGGGAGCATTTGATGGTTTAAATGACGTGTTTGGTGCAGAACCTGCAGAAATTCAAAAGGTTGAAAATACCAAACCATCATTAAAAAAGAGCGAAACTGAGGATGTTAAAAAAGACTATGACGTTAGTCGTGCTCAGTTACATAGTTTACTAATGAAAGGACAGGAGGCAGTCGATGGCATACTTGATGTGGCACGAGCGTCAGATCATCCTCGTGCTTATGAAGTTGCAGGTCAACTTATTAAGAACGTAGCAGACACTGCTGACAAACTCATTGATTTACAAAAGAAGATGAAGGAGTTAGATGCCGAGGATAAAAAGTCGGGACCGTCTACTGTTAATAACACGATGTTTATTGGCAGTACTGCGGACCTCCAAAAGATGCTAAAGAAGCAAAAGGAGATAAATAATACTGACACGAACTAACACGACATGACAGTATTAAATGTTTTAAGCACCAATGCAATCGCTGCTGATGCTACTGAGTATCAAGTTGTACAGACTGGATACTATCGCGTAGTTGCAACTGCAGGTGATGCAACAGTTGCATTCAATGGTGGTCCTGCGATCACCCTCATCCAAGATCAGGCACTTCTGCTTAGAGGCGGCAAACCTGGTCAAGCAAGAATTGTCAAGGCAGTAGATGACTCCACTGCAGACTATCAACTTGGTACAAATCTTGGTGAAATTAGTGATACTCATCCATTCTCTGTAGGAGATTTTATTGCTGTAGAAGATGCTAGCACCTCTCCTGCTATCGATTCCAACTTCCTTTCTGCTGGCACCGCTGGCAAGAAAGTCACTGCTGCAACAGGAAACACAATCAGCACTGATATCGATTCATCTTCTGCATCTGCTGATTACACCTAT